GTTTGACGCTCTGTCTCGCTTAGGGGATGAGAGAACCTATGCTCAAAACTTGCTATATGACAAGGTAAGGCGCGAACACTTAGCCAATGTACACATGGATGGTCTAGAGAGTGTCTATGCTTGCAGGCCTTTCACAGAACATTCTAAGCAGGTAATGCGTGATAAAGCAGTCTCATTTATGGCTAATGTTTACGGGGTGGATTTATGAACTTGCGAATAGGTAAAAATACGCTGTCGATAGAACTCAGGAACGGTACAGGTATAGATATTGAGTTTGTGGATTCTAGGGCAGTATGGACGGTAAACGAAAATGATCCTTTCAGTTTACAGGCTATGCCCTTTAGTGGTACAATAATACTACTACCATTACTGGTAATATCCTTTGGCTATGTCTATAAGGTGGAGGAAATTGACAATGAGTAGAATAAAGGAACGCTTGATAGGGTATGAAGGAGGCGATGACAACGACATCAGGCCCATTACCCGATTGATTGATGAGATGGTTGACTATGAAATGTTAGCTATGACATTACAGGAGGCGCACCAACGCGCAGAGGATAGCGTTAGGGCTTACTACAACACCCTGACAGCCAAAGAGTTTTTAGACCAACATAAGAGGGCTTTTAGCCATGAGTAGATGCAAAGCGTGTGACGTTATAATGAATGAGTTTGAGATGAGAAGGATTGACAGAGCGACAGGTGACTACTCTGAGTTATGCTCAGATTGTCTGTCAGCATCCAATGAGGCAACGACAGATAGCCCTATGCAGATCATTCTTGATGGTGGTGTCAATCCCTTTGAATTCCTAGCGGACATGGAGGAGCAATAGTAGTATTGATTTGATGAATAATGGGTATAACTTTGAATGATTAAGGTTATGCCCTAATTCATGTTATACTATACTTATGTATTAAAGGAAAATATTTAATATATAATTATAGTATTAACCAAACGATTCTTAAGTTATAACAAGTTACAAAAGTTATACATAAGGGTCATTCACTAAGCTAGAAAAAAGAGGTAGTAACTATGGCAGTATTAGAAGGTCTATTAGCATTTGAAAACTTGGAAGAGCATGAGATGTATCAGGGTCAATCAACAGGTAAGTTCTCTGTTGTCCTAACCTTGGACGATTCAACTGCTGACGAGTTGGAAGGCAAAGGCGTTAAGTTGCGTGAGTATGAAGGCGCAAAGCAACGGAAGTTCTCAACTAAGTACAGTGTCCCTGTGCTTGATGCAGAAGGAGGTTCATTCAAGGGACGTATTGGCAGAGGGTCTAAGGTTCGTGTCCTGTATGCAGAGGGACAGCCTCATCCTGTACACGGTACTTCAGTCTATCTCAACAAGATCAAGGTCTTAGAGCAAGCTGAAGATACTGGTGGAGAGGACTTCTAAATGACATCCTCGTTTGTCCGACATGAGCCATGCCCCAAGTGTGGCTCAAAGGATAACTTGGCGAGGTACTCCGATGGTCACGCCACCTGTTTTTCAGGTGGTTGTGACTACTACGAGAAAGGTAACGGTCAGGTTATAGAACAAGCAACACAAAGAAAAGCGAGGCATTTGGAAATGACAGGAACAGTAGCGGCAATCCCTGACAGGAGAATAAGCCAAGAGGTGGCTAAGAAGTACGGAGTCACCGTTGAGTTTGCCCCTGATGGGAAGGTCAGTAAACATCACTACCCATACCACGACAAGGACTCAGGTGCAGTGTTAGGCACTAAGGTACGCATTGTGGACAACAAGAACTTTTATGCTACAGGAGAATTTAATAATGTTGGGTTGTTCGGTCAACAGGCTTTCAAGGGTGGCGGTAAGTACATTACGGTCACAGAGGGCGAGGCAGACGCACTTGCAGTTCACGAAATGTTTGACGGAAAGTGGCCTGTTGTCTCCATTAGAAGTGGCTCAAGCGGAGCATCAAAAGACATTAAAGAAAACCTTGAGTGGTTAGAGTCCTTTGAGAACGTAGTCATTTGTTTTGACGCAGATAAAGCAGGGCAGTTAGCGGCTAAGTCTGTCCTTGATTTGTTCACCCCTAACAAGGCAAAGAATGTCGTATTGTCCATGAAGGACGCAGGGGATATGCTCAAGGCTAACAAGGTCACAGCCTTTGTTCGTGAGTGGTGGAACGCTAAGTCATATCAGCCTGATGGAATCATTGCAGGTAATGAGACTTGGGATTTAATCATCAAGCAATCCGATGTCAAGTCCATACCCTATCCTTGGGCTTGTCTGAATGAGTACACCTATGGCTTCCGTCCTCGTGAGTTAGTCACAATCACTAGTGGTAGCGGCATGGGTAAGTCTCAGATGGTACGTGAGTTAGAGCATTACTTGCTAGGTGCTACGGAGGACAACATAGGCATCCTAGCGTTGGAAGAGGACATACCTAAGACAGCATTAGGCATCATGTCCATTGAAGCTGAGAAGCAACTACATCTTAACCAGACTATCTCTGAGGAAGAGAAGAAGAGTTATTGGGATAAGACGTTAGGCTCTGGGCGCATCTATATGTTTGATCACTGGGGTTCTACTAATGAGGACAACCTACTTGGGCGCATACGTTATATGGCTAAAGGGTTGGACTGCAAGTGGATCATCCTTGATCACCTAAGCATTGTGGTCAGCGATCAGGACAATGGGGACGAGCGTAAAGCCATCGACAGCATTATGACTAACCTTAGAAAGCTAGTTCAGGAGACAGGTGTAGGGCTATTCCTAGTATCACACTTGCGTAGACCTAGCGGCTCAAAGGCGCATGAAGATGGCGGTAAGATTAGTTTAGGAGAACTACGTGGTTCAGCGGCTATTGCACAGCTAAGTGATATGGTCATTGGACTTGAACGAGATCAGCAACACGCTGACCCTGAGACACGGAACACCACAACAGTTCGTGTACTCAAGAACAGATTTGTTGGACTCACTGGTGCGGCTTGTTACCTTTACTATGATAAAGAGACAGGTCGGATGATTGAAACTAGTTGCCCTATGGGTGAAGAATCGGAGTTTTAATTATGAAACAGTTTGTACTTGACATTGAAGCCAACGGCCTTGACCCTGATACAGTATGGTGTATTGTTGTGCGACAGCTAGGACACGATGATTCCTTAACTTGGTCGGGAGATAGACTACCTGAATTTATAACTTGGTTACAACTGCAGGACGAGTGCGAACTAATTGGTCACAACCTTATAGGATATGATATACCTGTACTGGAAAAACTACTAGCGGTAGACTTTAGCAAGTGTAAAATAACTGACACACTGGTAATGTCCCGACTAGCTAATCCGTCAAGAGAGGGTGGTCATTCCTTAGATAACTGGGGTTCTATACTTAATTGCCCCAAAGGAGATCATAATGTTTGGGATGTTTTTTCGTATGATATGTTGGAGTATTGCATACAGGACGTTAGAGTTAATGCGTTGGTGTACCAGAGATTACTTTCTGAGCTTAGAGGCTTTGAGTCTGAAAGTATTGATCTTGAGCATCAAGTACAAAGCATTGTTACTCAGCAGATTAAACAGGGGTGGCTCTTAGACCAAGAGAAAGCTTATCATTTACTGGCTACATTAAAGGAGAAAAAGAATGACCTTGAAGATGAAGTGCATCAGGTTTTCAAACCGTTACCGACATTTGTCAAAGAGATTACGCCCAAGTTTAAGAAGGATGGTACGCAATCGGTTGTTGGACTCAAGTTTCTTGGTGATAACTGGGAGGAAGCGGTAGCACCCTTTAGTCGCATAGATTTCCCTGTGTTTAATCTAGGTTCAAGACAGCAGATAGGCAGACACCTCCAGTATTATGGATGGAAACCTAAGCAATTCACTGAGACAGGACAGGCCATCGTTGATGAGGCAGTGCTAGGTACAGTGAAGGGCATACCACAGGCCGCTTTGATAGCTGAGTATCTTATGATACAGAAGCGTGTGGCTCAGGTTCAGAGTTGGTTAGAGGCTGTTAAAGAGGATGGTAGAGTACATGGCTACGTTAATCCTAACGGAGCAGTGACAGGACGTATGACTCATTCCAGT